AAATATAATATTGGTAAAAAGGGTAGAAGTGTAGAAGGTGAATAAATAACTTTGAGACTTTCGTGCGGTCTCTACAAAAGTCGGAACACCGTAAAAAGAGGTTCGGTTTTTACCGTTCCTCTTTTTTTGTTTATTTGATTAAATAATAATGGATGCCGAAAGGGTCCATAAAACACAAACTCGCTTAAAAAGGAGCTACCATAATGACTAATCTTGCACGTTATTCTGCTGCGGATTTGCCTGCCCTGATGGATAGGATTAATCGCTATAGTATTGGAATGGACGAATACTTTGACCGTCTATTTAATCTTCATGAAACTACTTCAAATTATCCACCATACAATCTTGTTCAAATTAGTAATGTAGAATCAAGACTTGAACTTGCACTTGCTGGATTTAAAAAGAAGGAGGTTTATGTCTATACACAAGATGGAAAACTATTTGTTGAGGGACAGAAAGAAGATAGAGAATCTGATTCCAACTACGTCCATAAGGGACTGGCTCAACGATCTTTCAAAAGAGCGTGGACAATGGCAGATGATACGGAAGTCAAAGAAGTATCATTTGAGGATGGACTCCTCACTATCAACATAAGAAAGATTGTTCCTGAACATCACAAGAGGAAAGATTACCTCTAAATAAAAATAAAAAATGAAATCATTCGATGAATTCAAAACAATAGCATATAAAAATGCAATTCCTCATACTGTCTATTCTGGAGGAAAAACGAAAAAAATTCCTAAAGGAAAGGCAGTTCCAGTAAGAAGTCGCTCAAGTGCTGGTGGTAATGGGGATAGTGGTGACGGTGGCGGGGGAGATGGTGGTGAATAAATAAAAAATGAATATCGTTGGCGCGAGGAGCACCTGGCAAAATCCAGGTTGACTCCTCCTTTTTTTCTTGCTAAGATATATGGAGGTATGAGTTTAAAATGACTGTAAAACTTTTATTGCTTAAATCAGGAGAAGATATAATCTCTGATATTCAAGAAATGGTAACTGAAGATCCAGATAATGGTCAGAAAAGAGTAATTGGATATTTTTTAAAGAAACCATGTGTAGTTAAACTTAGGGATGCTTCTATTATTTCTGATGAAAATACTAAAGTAGAAAGTAAATATAACGTAACAATGTATCCCTGGATTCCATTGAGTTCAGACAAAGTTATCCCCTTGACTGCAGAGTGGGTAATTACAATCGTGAATCCTGCGGAACAAGTTAAAAAAATGTATGAGGAGGACATTCTTCCAGATGGAAAAACAAATCAAAATTATAGTGTTAATGAGCAATCTGATTCTAATCAGTCAGATTGAGGAAGTAGGTGCTGATATTGGAGAACCTGATTGTAAATTAGTAAATCCATATGTAATAAGAAAAGACCAAACTATGGAACCTTTTCTTTGTGGTTATACTAAACAAAATACATTCATGATGAGTTCGGATAAAATTCTTACAATTGCAGATCCAACTCCAACACTTCTTGAAAAATACAATGATTTAATTGCATAATGAATTTTTACACTAATGTTCAATTGATTGGAAATCAATTTTTAGTTCGTGGAGTAGAAAATGGAAAAAGATTTGAGAGGAGAGATGAATTCTTTCCTACTTTGTATGTTAAAACTAAAAAGAAATCCAAGTATAAGACATTAAGTGGAGAGTTAGTTGAACCAGTAAAACCAGGAACAGTAAGAGACTGTCGAGAGTTTTATAGTAAATATGAAAATGTAGATGGTTTTGAAATTTATGGAAATGATCGATACATTTATCAGTACATTTCCGAAAAGTATCCAGAAGATGAAATTAAGTTTGATATTAGTAAAATTAAACTTGTAACTCTCGATATTGAGGTTGCTTCTGAGTCTGGATTCCCTGATGTGGAGTCCTGCTCAGAAGAAATTCTATCAATTACAATTCAAGATTATACGACTAAAAAAATCATCACATGGGGAGTTAAACCATTTAATAATACTCGCAAAGACTTAACATATAATTATTGTCCATCAGAGTATGAATTGCTGAGTAACTTTATAAATTACTGGATGGTAGATGTTCCAGATGTAATTACTGGTTGGAATATTCAATTGTATGATATTCCTTATATCTGCAAAAGACTTAATCGCGTTCTTGGTGAAAAACTAATGAAACGTATGTCCAACTGGGGTCTTGTCACAGAGGGACAAACATTTATTCAAGGAAGAAAGCACACAATGTTTGATATTGGTGGTCTTACGCAACTTGATTATCTTGACCTATACAAAAAGTTCACATACAAAGCACAAGAATCATATCGTCTGGATTACATCGCTGAAGTAGAACTTGGGCAAAAGAAATTAGATCACTCTGAGTACGATACATTCAAAGATTTTTATACAAAGGGTTGGCAAAAGTTTATTGAGTACAACATCATTGACGTAGAACTTGTTGACCGTTTGGAAGACAAGATGAAACTCATTGAACTTGCTCTTACGATGGCATATGATGCCAAAGTAAATTATGCTGACGTATTTTCACAAGTTCGTATGTGGGACAATATAATCTATACTTATCTTAAGAAAAGAAATATTGTTATTCCACCAAGGAACAGAGAACAAAAAGACGAAAAATATGCGGGTGCTTATGTAAAAGAACCTGTTCCTGGGATGTATGATTGGGTAGTGAGTTTTGATCTTAATAGTCTATATCCTCATTTGATCATGCAGTATAATATTTCTCCAGAAACACTTTTGGAAGAAAAACATCCAACAGTTAATGTTGATAAAATTCTCAATCAAGATTTAACATTTGAGATGTATAAAGACTATGCTGTATGTGCAAATGGTGCAATGTACCGTAAGGATGTTCGTGGTTTTCTTCCAGAATTGATGGAGAAAATTTATAATGAACGTGTAATCTTTAAAAAGAAAATGCTTGCTGCGGAGCAGGAATATGAAAAGAAAAAGACGAAAGAGTTGGAAAAGGAAATTGCAAGATGTAACAACATCCAAATGGCGAGGAAGATTCAACTTAACTCTGCTTATGGTGCTATTGGCAATCAGTATTTCCGTTATTACAAACTAGCAAACGCCGAGGCAATCACCTTGTCTGGTCAAGTCTCTATTCAATGGATTATGAATAAGATGAATTCTTATTTGAATAAAGTTCTAAAAACTGATGGTGAAGATTATGTTATTGCTTCTGATACTGACTCTTTGTATATTAATATGGGTCCTTTGGTTGAAACTGTATTCAAGGGAAGAGAGAAAACTACTGAAGGCATTGTCACGTTCCTTGATAAGGTCTGTAAAGTGGAACTTGAAAAGTATATTGAAAGTTGCTACCAAGAACTGGCGACCTATGTAAATGCTTATGATCAAAAAATGGTTATGAAGCGAGAGTGTATTGCTGAGCGTGGTATTTGGACTGCTAAAAAGCGATATATTTTAAGTGTTTGGGACAGTGAAGGTGTTCGATATGAAGAACCTAAACTTAAAATTAAAGGAATTGAGGCAATTAAGTCTTCAACACCAGCACCATGTCGTAATATGTTAAAGGAATCTTTTAAAATTATGATGAATGGGGTTGAAGATGATATGATTAAATTCATTGACAATTGTAGAACAAAATTTAAGTCATTAAGACCAGAAGAAATTTCTTTTCCACGTTCAGCATCCGATGTTCAGAAATATACTTCTTCATCGGATATTTACATTAAAGGAACTCCAATTCACGTTCGTGGAGCACTGCTTTTTAATCATTATATAAAACAGAAAAAACTTACAGGTAAATATTCTCTTATACAGAATGGTGAAAAAATTAAATTTGTATACTTAAAAAAACCAAATATTATTCATGAGAATGTAATTTCATTCATCCAAGATTTTCCTAAAGAACTTGGTCTTGACAAATTTATAGATTATGAATTACAATTTGAAAAGGCATTTCTAGAACCACTCAAAATTATTCTTGATACAATTGGGTGGAGTGTAGAAAAAACAACAAACCTTGAGTCATTTTTCTTCTAATGGATTTTCTTAAAGATATTGTAAAAGAGATTGGTGATGACTATACCAAACTTGCTTCTGAAATAGATGAAACAGAAACCTATGTTGACACAGGTTCATACATCTTTAACGCACTGGTTTCAGGTAGCATCTTTGGTGGTGTATCTGGGAATAAGATTACTGCTATTGCTGGAGAGTCTTCTACTGGAAAGACTTTTTTCTCTCTCGCAGTGGTTAAGAATTTTCTTGATAATAATCCCGATGGTTACTGTCTCTACTTTGACACTGAGGCTGCTATCACTAAATCTCTCTTAGAGAGTAGAGGTCTTGATACTTCACGAATTGTAGTTGTTAATGTTGTTACCGTAGAAGATTTTCGTGGTAAAGCACTTAAGGCAGTTGATATATACCTTAAGAAACCTGAAGAAGAACGCAAACCTTGCATGTTTGTGCTAGACTCTTTAGGGATGCTTTCTACTGAGAAAGAGATTACTGATGCACTGAATGATAAACAAGTTCGTGATATGACTAAATCACAACTTGTTAAAGGTGCTTTCCGTATGCTTACTCTTAAGTTGGGACAAGCAAAAATTCCAATGATCGTTACTAATCACACTTATGATGTTATCGGCGCTTACGTACCAACTAAAGAAATGGGTGGAGGCAGCGGACTCAAGTACGCAGCATCTACGATCATTTATCTCAGCAAAAAGAAAGAAAAGGATGGAACAGAAGTGGTCGGAAATATTATCAAGGCTAAGACTGCTAAATCGCGTTTAAGTAAAGAAAACAAAGATGTAGAGATTCGTCTTTATTATGATGAACGTGGTCTTGATCGTTACTATGGACTTCTTGAACTTGGAGAAATTGGTGGTTTGTGGAAGAATGTAGCAGGACGATATGAGATTGATGGTAAGAAAATTTATGGAAAGCAAATTCTTGCTAACCCTGAAGAATACTTTACTGAAGAAGTAATGCAACAACTAGACGAAATCGCACGAAAGGAATTTAGTTATGGAGAAAGTTGAGTTTCTAATTCTTAGAAACCTGTTACATAATGAACAATATATCAGAAAAGTACTTCCATTCTTAAAACCAGAGTATTTTGAAGATCAAAATCAAAAGATTGTATTTCAAGAAATATCTTCTTTCGTTCAAGAGTATAACCAACCAGCAACTAAAGAAGTTCTTTCTATTGAAGTAGAAAAACGTCAGGACATTAATGATGAAACATTCAAAGAAATTATCCATCTAATTTCCTCTCTTGACGATGTTCCTGCAGAATTTAATTGGTTGATTGATACCACTGAAAAGTGGTGTCGTGATCGTGCCATTTATTTGGCACTCATGGAGTCAATTCATATTGCTGATGGAAAAGATGAGAAGAAAAATCGTGATAGTATTCCTTCTATTCTTTCTGATGCTCTTGCTGTAAGTTTTGATACTCATATTGGGCATGACTACTTAGAGGATTATGAAAAAAGATTTGAAACATATCACAAAAAGGAGGATAAAATTGAATTTGATCTTGAGTACTTTAACAAAATTACCAAAGGCGGTCTGCCTAACAAAACTCTTAATATCGCTCTTGCTGGTACGGGCGTCGGGAAATCTCTATTCATGTGCCATGTGGCTAGCTCCGTCTTGCTCCAAGGACGGAACGTTTTGTACATTACGTTGGAAATGGCAGAAGAACGCATTGCTGAAAGAATTGATGCAAATCTCTTGAATGTTCCTATTCAGGAGATAGTAGAACTTCCTAAGCAAATGTTTGAAAATAAAATAACAAATCTTTCTAAAAAGACACAAGGAACCCTTATAATTAAGGAATACCCAACTGCTTCCGCACATGCAGGACACTTTAAATCACTTCTTAATGAACTTGCACTTAAGAAGTCATTTAGACCTGATATTATTTTTATTGATTACCTTAATATTTGTGCTTCCTCTAGGTATCGCGGAAACAGCAATATCAATTCTTATACATTTGTCAAAGCAATTGCTGAAGAACTTAGGGGACTCGCCGTTGAGTTTAATGTCCCAATTGTATCCGCTACTCAGACCACTCGTTCAGGTTATGGTAGTTCTGATGTTGAACTTACTGATACTTCTGAATCCTTTGGTCTCCCTGCTACTGCTGATCTTATGTTTGCCCTTATTAGTACAGAAGAGTTGGAGGGGTTGGGACAGATACTTGTAAAACAACTTAAAAATAGATACAATGACCCAACCATTTATAAAAGGTTTGTGGTTGGAATTGATAGGGCAAAAATGCGACTCTACGATTGTGAACAGTCTGCCCAAAATGACATACTTGACTCTGGTAAAGAAGAGGAGTATAATTACGAAGAAAGAAAACCTAAAAAAACATTTGAAGGATTTAAATTTTAACCATGACACAAGTTATTGACACTAATAAGTATATTGAATTTGTTCGTCAAACTACAAGTCCTGCGAGCAGTGACCTAGCACAACTTCTTGCTCGCATTACTGAACTAGAAGCAAATGATGATGCTGATGTTCCTCGACTCCTAACTGCTGCTCTTGGTATGAGTGCTGAAGCAGGTGAGTTTACTGAAGTTGTTAAAAAAATTGTACTTCAAGGTAAATCTTACAATCAAGAAAATATTTTTCATCTAAAGCGTGAACTTGGAGACATTTGCTGGTATCTATCTCAAGCATTCATGGCACTTGACACTAATTTTGAGGAGATTCTTCAAATGAACTATGAGAAACTGAGTGCTCGTTATCCTGAAGGTGCTTTTGACGTTTATCGTTCTGAAAATCGTGTAGATGGAGACCTATGAGTAAAGAAAAGCAAGTAACAATTAAAATGGATGCTCGCCAAGCAGCAGCAGTTCGTCAAATTCTTTTTGAGCATCAGAGAGGTTATACTTATGATGAAGTGAGTGTTCCTGAACGAATTTCTAATATTCGTGAAGTAATTAAAAATATTGATGATAATATCGGTGCTGTTCTTGGTGTTTGACCCTTCGGGGTCTTTTTTTATAAATAAATAAAAACCTATTCGTAAAAAAATGGATCCTCAAGAACTGCGATGTTTAATGGAAGCATATACTGAAGTTTATGCCCCACAAGAAGTTGATGAAGCAAAACAGTCTTTTCCTTTTAAGAAAGTGGAAGGGAAAATGGAAAAGGCAAGAAAGGGTTCTGTCTACGGTAAAGACGGTGGCAGCAATTCCGTTCCTACCGACTCTGAGAAGAAAGAAACTTCTCGTTTCAGCAAGATGTTCCATGCATCTGAAAAAGCAAAAAGAGAAAAACAAAATGCTGCTAAAGCATCAAGATCTTCAACTTTCTACAGAGACACTCATCCAGCAAGTCCTGCTAAGATGAAGAAAGCAAATGAAGAATTTGATGTCTTTGATGTAGTTCTGGAGTTTCTCCAAGCAGAAGGATTTGCAGAAACTCTGGAAGACGCAGAGTTTATCATGGCAAATGATTTAAATTCTGAGGTTATTGATGCTATTCTTGAGGCGAGAAAATCATATTCAGCAACTGCAGCAAGAGAAGGCAAAGATATTGGTAAGCGCGGTAAAGTTTTTGGTAAGATTGCTCGTGATGCTGGTAAGCGTTATGGGTCAGAAGAGCGTGGTAAGAAAGTTGCAGGGGCAATTCTTGCAAAACTTCGCACTAAGCATGGTTGATTGAATAGATAAAATAATTAAACCCACTTAAAATGAAAGTACCCTCAGCATATCGTGATGATATTTTAAAAGTAATGGATTGTCTCGGTGGAGACAATTATGCATATTATAATGTTGATTTTACTAAGTTTGCTGATCCAGAATCTAGGTCAAAAATTGCTATTGCTCTGAGAGTAGTTGTTTCGCAATCCGAAAGAGTTACTGCCGCACAAAATATCAAAAATTCTTTAGAGAGAGATGGATTTTATACTAATATTGTTGAGGATCGTGGTGGAAAAAGATTAGATGTTCCCATTAAAGATGGGAAGATTATTAGAATAGATATTAAACCAACCGGTGGTGGATCTGGAGCAGGGGCAAAAGAGACTGCAAGAAATGAATCTGCACAATGTCTTTATTTGGCATTGAGGCAGTATGTATATGGAAGAGATTTGAAAGATGATGAATTGATATCTGAGGAAGAATTTAAAAAAGCATATAGTTATATTGAAGTTGATGTTAAATATGAAGATTTACTAATGCTTCCCCCAGAATGGAAAATTTCATCTATTAGGGGAGCAAATGAAATAGCAAAAGAACTTGGAAATAAACAATATAAGTTTTATAGGGGAAAGGGTTTTGATGATAAAGAAATAAAAAATGCTTTTTCAAGGGTTAGAACACAAACACCATTTTCTTCGGAAGATAAATGGAATCCAGCTGATATATGGGTGGCGTCTACAGACTTTAATCCAAAAGAACTTGATTCTATTGATACTATTGATGCTCTTAATCAATTTCTTTTAGAAAAATATCAGTCAAAACAATTGTTTGGAGTTTCTCTCAAAAAGGTAGAGGGTCAACCAAAACTAGATAAAAAAAATTACGATAGTGCTGCTAAAATTAAAAAAGCATCACAAGTTGGATTAAAAAAATATTCTTTAGTTTTCCAGCAAAGAAATAATATTCCTATGGATGTTTATTACTATTTTGGTAGCGGTCCTCAAGATAGATTTCAGGCTAGAAACTTTGGTGGAGATTCTACAGGTTCTTTTCAACTTGAGTTGAAGGGAGTGTCTGCTAATCAAGGTCGAATAGGTGGTGGTAGCGTTTATAAAATTTTAAATCATCTTGGTGTGAGGGCAACTTTTAATAATACTCAATTGTGGTCGGATTGTTCGGATAAATCTAGTAAGAAACAAAAAATATCTGAAGAAATTTATGAACTATTAAAAAAATACAATGCAGAAGGTTTGCCGGACAAAGGTTCTGCCATGGCAATTATTATGCAACAAAAACAATCATACCGGTACAGTAAACTATCGGGTCTTAGACTTTTGGATACAATTAAAACTTCTGGGAAGCAAGATGAAATAATTAAAGAATTATATTTGTATGGTTCTTCTGAAGGTGCTCAGTCAGGATTCTATTTAAAATTACAATAAATATTATTATAGTAAAAAGTAATATGAAGAGATTTATCCAATTTTTATCGGAGGCAACACAGTCGCAAGCAGCAATGCAAGCGAAAAAACTTGGATTAACTGGAGATGGGCATGGTGGATGGGTTGATCGCGCCGGTAAAGTTGTTGCAAGAACAGATAAGGGGAAGTTAAAGTTTATTGATGGTCGTCAAGCAAAAGGTGAAGAAGAAACAACTGGAAAACAAGCAGGTGTAGGAGCGGAAACAACATCACAAAAAACTGCGGCAACAAAAGAACCTTCTCCTACTCTACAAACAGCAAAATCAGCACCAGAAGATGGTGGAGAAGAGGAAGGTGGAGATACTCTGACAGTTGTATTTGGAAGATTTAATCCCCCAACAATCGGACATGAAAAACTTTTAAAGTCTGCAGCAAAAGCAGCATCTGGTGGAAATTTAAAAATTTATCCTTCAAGAACTCAAGATCCAAAGAAAAATCCTTTGGATCCAAGTACTAAAGTTTCGTATATGAGAAAGATGTTTCCGGAATATGGGGAACAAATTATTAATGATCCAGATATGAAATCTATTTTTGATGTTCTGGTAAATGCTGATAAAGATGGATATGCAAATGTAAATATTATCGTTGGTTCAGATCGCCAAGCAGAGTTTGAGAATTTGGCGCAAAAGTACAATGGAGACCTTTACAACTTTGATTTAATACGTGTTATTTCTGCTGGAGTTCGTGATGCGGATGCTGAAGGTGTGGAAGGTATGTCGGCATCTAAAATGAGAAAGGCAGTAATGGATGATGATTTTGATTCATTCCGAAAAGGCACCCCGAAAGCACTTGATGATGGTGAAACAAAAACTTTGTTTGATGCTATTCGTCAAGGAATGAAAATTAAAAAATCAAAAGTTAAAAAAGAAAATTATTCACTTTGGCAGGTAGCACCCGAATATGATCAACAGTCACTTCGTGAAAATTATTTGATGGGTAAAATTTTCAAGGTAGGTGATGTAGTAGAAAATTTAAATACTGGACTTGTTGGTAAGATTATTCGTCGTGGGACCAATTATTTAATTTGTGTTACAGAAGATAATTGTATGTTTAAGTCATGGATTAAAGACGTAATGGAATATAATGAAGTTAAAATGAATAGAAAAATGAGAGTTCCTGGAAAACCAAATACGTTAATAGGAACTTCTGGATACTTTAAATATGCTGTTGATATGACACCTGGATTTGAGAAAGGAGATAAAACTAATCTTCAACCTGGTGGTAAAGCATATAGTGGATATAAGACAGCAAGTATTAGGGAATTTATAAATAAGTATAAAGTAAAAAGTAAGTAGTATTAAAATGTCTATCAACCCTCTGAATGATATTTCCCGTGTTTATCTGGAGCAAGTTGCTGCTATTGATGAAGCAAAACAACCCTTTCCTCAGAAAAAAGTTGAAAAGCAAATGGCAAAAGCAAGGGCTGGTTCTGTGTATGCTAAAAAAGGAAACCCCGCTGTTCCTAACACAACTGACGCAGAAAAGAAAAATACAACTCGTTTCAGCAAGATGTTCCATGCATCTGAAAAAGCAAAGAGAGAAAAGCAAGAGGCAGATAAAGCAAGACGCTCGCCAACTTTTTATAAAGATACTCATCCAGCAAGTGCTCCCAAAATGGCAAAGGCACAAAGAGAGGAATTTGAAATTGATGAAACTTCACACCTTGAGACTGATATGAAGAAGCGTCGTGAAGCAAATGAAAAGGCAATTGAAGATATGAAAAAAACCGCTGCATATAAGAGTATGGCAGCAACTGCGGCAAAGAAATTTGATGAAGCACTAGACCCAGTGGGAAAAGAAGATTCAGATATTGATAATGATGGTGATACTGATAAGTCAGATAAGTATCTTCATAAGCGTCGTAAAGCAATTAGCAAAGCAATTGCAAAATCTGGTATGAAAGAAACTTTTTCAAACTGGAGAGAAGATTTACAACTTATTGAAATTACTGATAATCAAGCAGAAAAAAAAGTTACAGAAAAGAAAGTAAATAATAAAATTACCATTAATCCGAGGCTTGGTGAAGCAGTGGAGGAAATGGGAGGAACATTAATTGAAATGGTTGAGATTGATGAGTTTGATTACATTGTAGAAGGTGCTTATCTTGAACTTCTCGATGAAGGTTATGAAGAAGATGAAATTGAAGAAGCACTTGAGTACGCTTTGACAGAAGCAAAAGTCACTTATGGTCATGATACAACTTCTTCGGGGACTGAGAAGAAAAAAGAAGGTCTTTTGAGTGCTGCTAGACAGAGACTTTCTGCTGCTAAAAGGGCAGCAAAACAAGCAGTAGCAACTGGTGCAAGAAAAGTTGCTAAGGGGGCATTAAAGGTTGCTCGCAAAGTAGAGGGTGGGGATAAAACTCCATCGGCAGCACACACTAAAACTAGAACTTCATCAACATATCGTGGTGCTGGTGCAGGACAAAAAGAAAAAGTAAGTAGTGGTTCTTATCAAGCACCTAAAAAGGCAGAACCCGTAAAAGATCCTTGGGAAGGAAGTGCTACTGCACCAAAACCAAAGGCAAAAAAACCAGCAGCAAAACCAAAAGCATCTACACCAAAAGAAACTACTAAAAAAACAACCACAAAAAAGAAGAAATCAAATTTAGACAATCTTCTCGCTTCAATTCGTAGCGAACAAGTTCAGATTGATGAAAAAGTATTGACTTCTGCAGAAACTAAAAAGAAAGAAGAACTTGTGAAAAAAATGAAGAAGAGTGCTTCTGATTTTGAAAAAAGATATCCTGGTCGCGGTAAAGAAGTGATGTATGCTACTGCCACTAAAATGGCAAAGAGGATGGCAGAACAAGCACTAGAAATGAATCCAAAAACACAAAAACCACAAGAAAAGACACAAAAAACACAACAACCACAACAACAATCCCAATTACAGCAGGATAAAAAAAATCAACAACAACAAGATAGAATGAGGCAACAAGAAATTCAAATCGTCCAAAGAAAACTCCAAGCATTGAAGTCAGCACCTAAAGGAACTGACCCTTCTATTACTACTTGATTTAATAAATAGTAGAGAGATATACAGGAGGACATTATGGGAGCACTTGTAGAACTTGTAAAACCACTTTTAATTGCTGCACTAAACTCTTGCCATACTAAGAGACTTGTATGTGACCTACTTGATCGTTATGTAAAAACCACTGATAATGATGTTGATAATGTAATCGCAGCAACAGTAAGAACAGCATTACTTAAAAACTGCTGATATTTTAGTTTTATTTTAACCTAAAATGTAATAGGAGACCTGAAGTAAGGTCTCCTATTTTTATAAATATTCATAGCAAATAATTTTTACGGAAGAAAAACATGGCACTCTGGGGAAATAATGATGCTAAAGGATCTGGCGGAACAGTATCTTTAGACTATGATACCCTCATCGTTACTGGTAGTGGAACTACATTTGGTAGAGTAGGTGCTGCTGCTACTGGCGATGTAATTAGATTTGGAACTAGGTCTGGGGTTTATTATGGCGATGCTGTTATTGTTGGAATCGCAAGCACTACTCAACTTTCTATTGCATCAACTTCTGGATTGAGCGGTGCTGCTATTTCTGGAGTTCAGTTTGACATCAGTGAACTTCCAAAATATACAACTTGGGATAGTGTTTACAGTCAGAAGACTTTATCATCTGCTGAAACTCATTTAGTAGTCAGAACCTCAGCTGCAGCAACATCTGGAATTGGTTCTGATAAAGTTACATTGACATCAGTTGTTGGAATTATAACTGGTGACACTCTTGCAAGTGGATCAGTATCAAAAGCAGTAACCTCAATATCAGGTTCAATTGTTTCTCTCGCATCCACAATCGCATCGGCAATTGCTTCAGGAAACGCAGTTACTGTAACAAGGCAAACTGGCGCAAGACTATCTTCAGTTTATGGTGTTGCTGGTGCCGGCGTTAGTGTTGCAAATGGAACTACTTATGAATTGACACACGAAGGATGGGTTGGAATTACATCTTATGTTGACTCTGAAGGTAATGTAAGAGTTAAAAAAGAAACCCTAGTCGCAATGTCTGGAATTACTACAGGAAATACTCCTTCATATCCACCTGTTTGATAAAGTATGTTTTTCAATGAGTTGAATGAGGATAATTTTATCCTATTTGCTATTAAAAATTATAATAATCCGCAAGCGGTTACTAAAGAAGATTTCGATAAAGATCTAAATCACTTTAAGTATATTAAGCGGTTGTTGAAACGATATGTCAAAAATGGCGAATTGAAAGTTCATCTCATTCTTAATCATTTTATTATTCTTTATAATCTTTTTGGAGAAGCTGCTACTCCAATGCTGTTTCATAAACTTGAATCTGAACTTTGGCCATCTGCTAAAAGTTTTATTATTTTTTTGGGTAGACTTTCCAAATATCCAAGATCACAAGTACATGATATACAACCTGATATCTATTGTTTAAAAGAACTTTACAAGGTTTTCCATGAACAAAAAGACACTTGATAAAATTATTAATTTTATCCGAGAAGAGATGACAACTCAGAGCACTACAGGTAAACCTGGATTTAGTTCTGATGCAGATGATAAGGGACCGGTTGCCGGTAGAGGACCCAAGATGTTTTTCGTGGCAAGAAAGTATGTAAAAAAATATGCAAATGGTGGACCTGGATCTAGAAAAATATGGTTAGATAACCTAAAAACTAAATAATATTAACTAGTTAATATTTTGCTATTAGTTCTCTGAAAAAGTAAAAGTGAGAGAAATTTCAGATAACTGATAAAAATGTTTAATCAAAACACATCTGCTGATACTAAAATTGCAGTATTAGAAGAACGTCTTTCTTCTTTTGAAATTATGATGAGAAAGATTGATGAAGCAATTCAGATAATGGGAAAAACAAGTCATAATATTAGTAAAATGCTTGCTGTTCATGAGGAAAGAATTGAACAGTGTGGAAAGTCAGATGATTATATTAGTAGAGTTATAGAAGAATTGCGACTAGAGAATAAAGATCAACATCAATCAGTATCTGAAAGAATAGAAAAGGTTGAAAATAAAATAGAAGAGTTTGCAAAGTATCGTTGGATTGTAGTTGGTATTTTTGCTGTAATTAGTTTTGGACTTTCACAATCTCATTTAGTAATTGATTTTTTGACACCTAATACAGCACAAGTTCAGGTAGAAAAAAATAAATAGTTGAGTGTTGGCACAAGATGCCATGAAAATCAAAAAGAAACCAACCCTTTATTCTCTACAAAAAACAACAAATTCCGTAGTTAAGTGGACTGCAATAATTACTTCCTGTTGCCTTGACAAAACCAGGTAGTCTGGTCTAATATTCAGAGAGGTTATCTTTTCATTATGGACTTTGTTGATGTAAAATACATCAATTTGATATCTTCAAGATTTCAAAGATTTAAAAAAGTAAAAAGTAATCTTTACAACTTTCGTTGTCCAATTTGTGGAGATTCTCAGAAAAATAAAAATAAAGCAAGAGGGTATTTATATCAAGTAAAAAATAACACAAATTTCAAATGCCATAACTGTGGAGTCAACATATCTTTCAATAATTTCCTTAAACAACTAGATTCTACTTTGTATAAACAATACACATTTGAAAAATTTAAGGAAGGAAAAACTGGAAAAAATTTTACAACAGAAACTCCTGTCTTTCAATTTAATACACCAAGTTTTAAACAAAAAATAGATTTACCAAAAGCGTCAGAAAATCCTAACGCAAAAATATATTTGGAAAAAAGAAAATTAAACCCAGATAAATTTTATTATACAGACAAATTTAAAACGTGGTCTAATTCTCTTCACCAGACATTCGATAATACAGATAATGATGAACCAAGGATAATTATTCCTTTGTTTTATCAAAATACTTTAGTCGGATTTCAGGGAAGAGCACTTGGACCAAGTAAAGTCAAATATATCACTGTAATGCTTGATGACAATGCCCCAAAAATATACGGTCTCGATGAAGTCGAAAAAAATAAAACTGTCTACATCACGGAAGGTCCATTCGACTCAACTTTTATATCCAACTCAATTGCTCTTTGTGGTGCAGATGGTGATGTTAGTAAGTGGGGCATTGACAATGTTGTTTGGATTTATGATAACGAACCACGTAATGCAGAAATCCATTCAAGAATCTCCCGTGTCATTGAGCGTGGGGAAAAGATTGTAATATGGCCTAGTACAATAAAAGAAAAGGACATTAATGAAATGGTTCTGTCTGGACTGAATATTCAGTCTGTGATAGAATCAAATATCTACTCTGGATTAGAAGCAAAACTTAAATTTACTACCTGGAAAAAAATATGAGCAACGGAACCAAAGTTAAAAAGCGTGATGGTCGAATTGAGTCTCTAGACCTAGATAAGATGCATCTTATGGTTGAAGAGGCATGTAAGGGTCTTGCAGGCGTCTCTGCAAGTCAAGTTGAAATGACTTCTGGTATTCAATTTTATGATGGAATTACCACCGCAGAAATTCAGGAAATTCTGATTCGTTCTGCCTCTGATTTAATTGATTTAGATCATCCTAATTATCAATATGTTGCTGCTCGTCTGCTTCTTTTTGCAGTTCGTAAGCAACTGTATGGAAAGACGAAGGAACTTCCAACTTTAGAGCAACATATTTATAACTGTGTAAATTCTGATGTATATGATAGTGATATTTTCACTAAGTATTCTAAAGAAGAAATCGAACGTGCCAACTCATATATTGACCATGATCGTGATTTCTTATTTACTTATGCTGGACTTCGCCAGGTAGTTGATAAGTATTTGGTTCAAGATCGTAGCACAAATGGAGTGTATGAAACTCCTCAGTTCATGTATATGATGATTGCTCTGACAATTTTTGCAGAGTATCCAAAAGAAACCCGTATGTCATACGTTAAGAGGTACTATGATGCAATCTCCAAACACAAAATCAACATTCCCACACCTATCATGGCAGGGGTTAGAACTCCACTTCGACAGTTTGCTAGCTGTGTTCTTGTTGATGTTGATGACACCCTCGATTCTATCTTTAGCTCTGATATGGCAATTGGCAGGTATGTTGCACAGAGGGCGGGAATCGGCATCAATGCAGGTCGAATCCGTGGCATCAACAGCAAAATCCGTGGCGGAGAAGTTCAGCACACAGGTGTTGTTCCATTCCTCAAGAAGTTTGAAGCAACTGTCCGATGCTGCACTCAAAATGGCATCCGTGGTGGATCAGCAACTGTCCACTTCCCAATCTGGCATCAAGAAATAGAGGATATCTTAGTTCTCAAGAATAATAAAGGAACTGAAGATAATCGTGTCCGTAAACTAGATTATTCTATTCAAATCTCTAAACTTTTCTATGAAAGGTTTATTCAAGATGCAAATATTTCACTTTTCTCTCCTCATGATGTTCCTGGACTTTATGAAGCATTTGGACTTCCTGAGTTCGATGAACTTTATGTTCGTTATGAAAATGATCCATCAATCAAAAAGAAAACAGTTCGTGCTCAAGAACTAATTCTTGACCTTCTCAAAGAACGTGCTGAAACTGGTCGTATTTACATTATGAATATTGACCACTGCAATTCACACTCATCATTTAAAGATAAAATTGAGATGAGTAATCTTTGTCAGGAAATTACTCTACCCACATATCCAATTCAGCATATTGATGATACAAGTGGGGAGATTGCACTTTGCATTCTTTCTGCAATCAATGTGGGTAAAGTCAAGTCAGATGAAGAACTTGAAGAACTTTGTGATCTTTCTGTTCGTGGACTTGATGAATTAATTGACTATCAAAAGTATCCTGTAGCAGCGGCAGAAATCGCCACTAAGGCACGTAGGTCTCTTGGTATTGGTTATATTGGTCTTGCTCATTATCTTGCTAAACTTGGATTTAACTATGATTCTCAAGAAGCATGGGATGCTGTCCATGGACTTTCTGAATCTTTTCAATATTATCTGCTAAAGGCATCTAATCAACTTGCAAAAGAAAAAGGTCATTGTGAATATTTTGGGCGTACTAAGTATGCTGATGGTATTCTCCCAATTGACACATATAAAAAAGATGTAGACGAAATTACTTCTATTGCACTTGAACATGATTGGGAATCTCTCAGAAAGTCTATCCTGGAACACGGTCTCAGGCACTCAACACTGTCCGCACAGATGCCATCGGAGAGCAGTTCCGTTGTGTCAAACGCTACCAATGGAATCGAACCTCCTAGGGACTACTTGTCCGTTAAGAAATCAAAGAAAGGACCACTTAAGCAAATCGTTCCTCAATATCAAACACTTAAGAACAATTATACGCTTCTTTGGGATATGCCTAGCAATCGTGGTTATATTAATATTGTTGCTGTTATGCAAAAATTCTTCGATCAAGCGATTTCTGGAAACTGGTCATATAATCCAGAAAATTATTCCGATAATGAAGTTCCTACTTCAGTAATGGCAAATGATTTCTTAACTACATACAAGTACGGATGGAAAACTTCTTACTATCAAAACACTTATGATATTAAGACTGATGAAGTAGTGGAAGAAAAGAAATCCAAATTAGAAGATTTGATTAGTGAATTAAGTTCAGTAGAGGAGGCAGAGTGTGAATCCTGTGCAGTTTAAAATTTCTTCAATAGAAGACCAAACTAGAATTAAAGGAATGACCGTATTCAATACAGAAAAAGTAGATACTAAAAAACAACCAATGTTTTTTGGAAAACCCTTGGGTATTCAGAGATATGATTCATATAAGTATCCTGTCTTTGATAAACTAACTACTCAACAACTTGGATACTTTTGGAGACCTGAAGAGGTTTCTCTTCAAAAAGATCGCGGAGACTATCAGACTTTACGTCCTGAACAAAAGCACATCTATACTTCCAATTTGAAGTACCAAATTATGCTTGACTCTGTTCAGGGTCGTGGTCCTGGCATGGCATTCATTCCTTATTGCTCTCTTCCTGAACTTGAAGCATGTATGGAAGTATGGGGATTTATGGAGATGATCCATAGTCGTTCATATACCTACATTATTAAAAATGTTTATTCTGACCCTTCTGAAGTTTTTGACACTATTATTCAAGATGAACGCATTCTAGAACGTGCTAAGAGTGTTACTGAGTCATATGATGACTTTATTCAATCTGCACAAAATTATGGTTCATCCAACACCTGGATGCATAATCTTGAAGGTGTTTCATACGCAAAGGAATCAATCAACGATGTCAAAAGAAAACTGTACAGAGCAGTTGCAAACGTTAATATTCTTGAAGGTATTCGCTTCTACGTTAGTTTTGCTTGTAGTTTCGCCTTTGGTGAACTTAAGCTTATGGAAGGATCCGCTAAGATTATCTCTCTTATTGCAAGAGACGAAAATCAACACCTAGCAATCACACAAAATATCTTAAATAAGTGGCGTGATGGTGATGATCCTGAAATGAAGCAGATTATGAAAGAAGAAGAAGAATGGACTTATAAGATGTTTGACCTTGCAGTAAATGAGGAAAAACGTTGGGCAGATTATCTGTTCAAAGATGGTAGTATGATTGGACTTAATGACAAACTTCTTCAACAGTATGTTGAGTGGATTGCAAATCGTCGTCTGAAAGCAATTGGTCTCAAACCACAATATGACATTTCAGCAAACAACAATCCTCTTCCTTGGACTCAGCATTGGATTTCTTCCAAAGGTCTTCAGGTTGCTCCACAAGAAACGGAAATCGAAAGTTATGTGATTGGTGGAATCAAACAGGATGTGAAAAAAGATACATTTAGTGGATTTAAACTATAATTTAAGACTGAAGTTGAATGTTGTATAAATAACTATATAACTCAACTTCAGTCTTAAAATGAATAACTATATTCTTTACTATTACTTAAGGGAGGACTTTAGTTCTCCCTTTTATGTTGGGTATGGAAAACCAAGAAGAATACACGCAAAACATTTGAGAAGTAATGGAGCAAATCTATTACCACCAAGAGAACGAAGATATATTGTAAAATCTGGTCTTACCAAAGAAGAAGCAATAGATTTAGAAATAAAGCATATAGCACTTTGGAAAAGAGAGTGTGATGGTGGTATATTATTGAATCAAAATCTTGGTGGAGAAGGAAAACCAGGGGGACAAAAAACCAGAGGATTTAGTGGGAAAAAACATAGTGAAGAAAGTAAGAAAAAAACTTCATTAAAAGTTGCTGGTAAAAATAATCCAAGAGCAAAAAAATATATTTTTATTTCTCCAGATGGAAAAAAATATGTTGTAGAGGGTGGAGTCAAAAAGTTTTGTAAAGAAATAGGAGTAACTTATGATGCGGTTTTGGGAAAGAAAAGTAAGAATACAAAAGGTTGGACTATAATAAATAACTAAAAAGTAGTTGTAAAATGGACGCACAAGAACTTCGCAATCTACAAGAAGCATATTTAGAAGTTTATGATGAAGGATATGCTGAAACACCAGAAGCAGCAGAAGCAATTATGGTGAATATGAGTGAAGAGTGGAGAAACTCTATTATCAATTAATCTATTTTAGTTTTTATTATGTTACCAAAAATACTTTCGCAGGATTCCAATTATGATGATTGGTGCGAACAGGAAATCCTGAACGCATATAAAGAAGCGGCAGAATATGATGACTTTTTGTTTGGAGATTATGACTATCCTAAAGAATGGTTAGGTAAAAACACAAACGATATTGTATAGATAAAGGAGGTTATTACCTCCTTTTTTTATGGTACATGTTTCAGACATATTAGAACTTAAAGCAAAATTAGATGGGTTAAAGCATCAACTTTATAATGAACAAGCACACCCATACGATAAAGAACTTGCAAATAAATACCTTAACAAAGTGATTGACTATGTTAATGAGTTGCAGTTATACTAATCCTTGGTTATATGATGGAAAACCTTTTGATTCGTGCGATATTCAAGATTATTTTGGTTTTGTTTATCTTATACAAAACAATCTTAATGGTAGGAAATATATTGGTAGGAAATATCTGTGGCAGTTTAGAACACCTAAAGGTAAAAAAAGAAAAGTAAAATCAGAATCAGATTGGAAAAAATACTATGGGTCTTGTCCGGAACTTAAAGAAGACATTGAAAAGTTTGGTAGAGAAAATTTTAGTAGGATTATCTTATCATTACATAAAACAAAGGGCAAAACAAACTACGAAGAGACACGACAACTCTTCACCAATAACGTACTCACAGAGTCCCTTGACAACGGAGAACCAGCATTCTACAATAGCAACATCCTCTCAAGGTACTACCGAAAAGATTATTATGGAAGCAACGACTGAAGATATTGTTGCACATGTACGAGAGTGGTCTCTTGACCGTGCTGCAGATAAAAGTATTTCTAAAAAAGATGCCCGTGCTATTCTTGCAGAGTTTTATGAGTGGATTGAACCTGAAGGAGAAGAACTTGAAATTATTTCTTTAGAACCTGAAAGTTGACAATTACTAAATACTAACTTATTATGTTAAACCCACTATAAAAGGTGGGTTTTATATTATTAGTCCTTGAAAATGATTTAGAGCCGTGGGCACTGCCCCTGAGAAGGGGAACCTCTCCTTTGCCTATACGGATGTAGAGTTCAATTAATTTTAATGCAAAACATCTTTACTGTAGCCCTGCCTCTTCTGGCAACGGTTACAACCACAACGGCAACACTGCCATCATCTGCAATTGCTCCTCAATATTCAATTATTAAGGAGTTTGAGACAGAGAAGACAGCAATCCGCGAGGTTGCACCTGAAAAGCCAAAAGAGAAAAGGCTAATTTGTAAAGGGTGTTCATACTATGAAAACCTGGCATTGGAATTTTTCCAAAATCAGGGAATTAAAGACAGAAACGCCCTTGCTACTATCATGGGCAATATTAAGCAAGAATCTATGTTCGTGCCTAATATTTGTGAGGGTGGTAGCAGGACCAGATGGAATAACTGCGGCCGCGGTTATGGTCTGATCCAATGGACATCTGCCGACCGTTATTATGGATTGGGTGATTTTGCTAGAAAGTTTGGTGGAGACCCATCAAACATTCATACGCAATTACGTTATCTGACAAATGAAGTTCAATGGCAACGAATATCTGATAGAATGAAAAAACCTGGAAAGTCTATCGATCGTTACATGAACTATGCATATAGTTGGATTGGTTGGGGGCATCATGGTGCTCGCACTTCGTATGCTCATGATTATGCTAGCCGACTGATCACGGTAGAAGTTTGAAAAACTAAATATAAACTAAATTGGGGAGTGTAAAAACTCCCCTTTTTAATAAAAAAACATTATATATACTAAACACTATTTTATTTTAGAGGAGTATTATGTCTGAAACGGTACAAAAGATTAATGATTTGTTTGCATCTTGGCAAACTGAAGATGAGAAGTTTGTAGGTGGAAATAGCGCAGCTGGAACCAGAGCACGTAAAGCACTTCAAGAACTGACTAAACTTGCAAAGGTACGTAGAGCAGAAATTTCAGAAGAAAAGAATTCGCGTAAAGAAGCAAAAGCAGCAGCATAATAAATACATGGGAGTGGTTGCTACTCCCTTTTTTTATGTTTAATTTCAACTTCGGAAAGAAGAAACCAGATAAGAAGCAGATAATCTTTATAAGCGCCATACTCAGTGGTATTGTAGCAACCCTCTCTCAATGCTCTGGAGTGCCCTCAGAGCGTCTCTGGGACCTCTTAGACGAGGTTCAAAGGAAGTTCTTCCCTCAGACCATAATCAATGATGTTCTGCTCCAAGAACCTGGTGTGATAGATAGAAGAGTAAAGAGGGACGTAGATAAAGCAATTGAAGAATATGAACGCTTGACAGGAGACTCTGGAACACCTAGAATACCTTTGCCCAGGTTGATAGAGAAAGATCTGGATACTTCTAAGTGTTATACTGAAGAGTGTAAAAAACTTGGAGGTGAAATGAGACTCTGTGCTCCATGGGTTCCAGACTGCATAGACACTAATAAAAGTGTCACAGAGTGATTGACCAAGAGACCCATTAGTGGTATTATTAAGGAGTGGTCAAAAGAGACGACCAGTACCTTGATAACTTAATCCTCATAATGGGTCTGTAACTCAATGGTAGAGTAACGGGCTTTTAACCTGGAAGTTGTGGGTTCAAATCCCACCAGACCCATAAGGGAAATTA